AGGTTACATTGGGTTGGAGTGAAAGTATCGTGTCCCGGCCAGTTGTCCTTGATCAAGTTCAGGACCTCAATCATCGGCACGTGGGTCTTCTCGTAGACCTCATCGATCATCTCGGGGAGCGTCATCGTGCTTTCGGCTCCTCTGGCGGATGAGTCCCGTACTTGGCGATGAACTCATCTGCCAGGCGGAAGGGGCAGGACTCATTGTGTTCGCCGCTCTCTGACTTGTCGTCTGGAAAGAACTCGTCACACACGACGCAGAACTGCGCTACAATTCGCGTCTCGGCAGGAACCTCGCGCAGGATCTTGACGATAGCCTCAGCGCCTGCTTGCCTATCGGTTTGGTACATAGAACCTCCACTTAACGGGCTGCTGTCTTTTTCTTGACCACTGACAGCTTTTTGGACTGCTTAACCGATTCTGGCGTCGATACTCCGGCTTTCCCTGTGCTGGCGTACCGGCTTAGAAATCGCGGCTGTTTGATGGGATGCTCCTCGTCCAACTTGCGCATCCGTTCTAGCCATTCTGAGATTGTGATGTCGAGTGGATGCCGGTCACGATAGATGCGGTGAGCCGCGGCGATCACAAGGAGCACCGGCACTAAGCCGGACAGGACGTAGAGTAACGCGTCTCTCATCGGCTCACCATCCAATGAATCAGGGCCGTGATGGGATAGTGCAGTTCCCACAAGCCCCAGATTACGAGTCCTGCCAGGACTTCCAAGATCAGACCGTTGCGCGCGCCGATGTAGAGGTTGGGGGTTACGGTCGGCATCTCGCTGGTATTCGGACCGCCGCCGAGGACGTTGGCGTGTGGATAGTGGTACTGGCCGGTATGGTCAAAGCCTATGCCCAACTCTTCGTATCCTGTTGCTGCCCACGCTTTATCGAGTTCAACCTGCTCGCGGGACGGGATATTGCTCCGGTCCATAACTTCGTTCGTGATCCGTTCTGTTTCGGTCATCTCAAAACCCCTTTCTGTGAACAGGATTATTAAACCACCACTCGCGCGGTTTATCAACGTAAATCTTTCGCGCTTATTAAACTTTTCTGTTGACATGCGCACTAGGGGTGCTATTCTCGGTTTATCAACTAAACGGTTGCTGGAAATCAACCGCATAAGGAGCAGCGCAAGGCTAACCCGCTGTAACCGCTTCGCAGGACCATTATGCCACTCATCCCCACTTACGATCTCGACTGCAGCGGCAAGCGTGGCCCGCGCATGGTCCCGTTTGTGAATGGCACCTACTACCTGAAACGGGATGCTGATGCACAATTGGCCAGCTTTGTGAAGACGACACGGGCGATGATTGAAGAGCGGGAAAAGCGGATTGCAGAGTTGGAGCAGAAGTTGGAAGAATGCAGGAAGCACGCTAAATCTTGATCGACCACTTCCCAAACATCAACCTCAGCGGACGGCCATCCTCCCAAATGATGGTCGTCTCCCCGTAGAAGTCTTGACAGGGCAACAGTGGGCGAAGGGCCATCGCAGCTCTCAGGATGGCCTCAGCGGTGGTCGGCATGCTCTTCAGGGCTGATTCCTCGTCTATCTTTACGCGTCCTGTCGTGGCCATCTATTCCTCACCCTCCGATTCATCATCTGCTTGAGATTCAGAATACCCCATGCCACATCGATCGTTCGGGTGAATAGGCGTGCAATCATCGCCCGAAGGAAAATCCTCCTCAATTGGGATGAGGCCAACTTCAATGTTTCCCATGCACTCCTCGCAAGCATCCCCAGAACCTATCTGCTGTTTGAACTGCTGCCCAGTACCCTTGGCTGCTTCGTGCTTGCCATGGTTGTAGGCGTACATGCTTTCGGTCCTGCTGATGGTTAGAGCCCGCGCCGCGCTGAAATCCTCGCTTTGCAGGATGTTGTGCTGAAGTTCCGTCGTGGTCCAGCCTTCCTCAACCGACTTGCTCACCAGTTCATTCAAGTTGGCACGTGTGGTATCGGTGATGGCCCACTTGGCATTGGGATTGTCGATGATCTCTCCATCGTCGTTGATGCGCTTGCCCACCAGTGCGGCGCCACGTTCCCGCGCCATCTGCTTTGCCTGGTCCAAGACCTTATTCCAAACAATGCCGCCCTCTTCAATGCCGCGGGTGGACAGGAACTCCTCGGCGCCGGCGACGGCATCTGTTTCAAGGTAGGGCGTGACCTCGGGTATCAGGTCGCCCCAGTCAATCAGGACGTCGATGGACTGCTCATCTTTGCTCTTTGAGCCCTTCGCCAGTTTCTCAACTGTGAGTCCTGCGGCCGCTTCTTTTCCTTTGCGCTTCAGGTAAGCCGCTAGTACCTGCTCCAGCGACTTGCCCGCTTTGCTAAAGGGTTGCCGGCTTCCGTCCCGGCCTCCTTTTGTGTAGGAGTGGGCTTGCTGCCGCTCTTGCCTGGTCCTGATGCGCCTCCGGGTCCTGCTGGCACTGGTAGTGATGTCTGTGCGGCCAGGACACTGAGCGGCATTGCCCCAGAGCCGGTGTAGACCATGGCTACGTCGCCACCTTCAATGTCGTCCAGCCCATCGCGCGCGCGCAATTCATTGATCGTACGCGCTCCCAGTTTGATATTCGCGGCGTCAATCGTGGCCTGGTCAGTGGCCGCAACTTCTTCGTTCGTGTCGAAGGAATGGCCGACGTCATCCCATCCCCACCCGAGGGATATGAGGCGTTCTATGAACGCAGACCACCAGAGCATCTCTCCATTGAGCCCTTGCGCCCTCATCTGCTGGGAGAACTCTTCCGCATTCGCCTTGGGCTGTGGGTCCTTGATATAGGGCTTCGGGTCGGTCCTGAATGCGCGGCAAACGATGCGGGCCATCCACTCGTCATATTCCGACTTGAGCAAGTCGCCGGCCGAACCCTTCATCTCGAAAGGCTTGCCCCCGCCAGGGATGAAACGCATCTTGGACTTGAGCTTCAGGTTGCCGCTCATCAGCGCATCGAACGTTCCTTGCCATAGGGCAATCTGTTCAGCATTCCAGTTATCCGGACAGCACACCATCACATCAGGACACGTTCCTTCTGCCCAAAAATTCAACATGTACATCGTCTTGCGGACCTGCTGGGTCGCCTCCATCAGGATCTGCTCAACCTCAGAGTATCCGTAGATCGGGAACTGAGCCCACCGATGCCGCGGCATGTAGACAATCTCCCGCTCCGTGAAGTTGTCCATCGGGAGACCTTTTACCAATTGGGTGTATGCAAGCGAAGGCCAGTCTGGGATACGACCTCGATCATCTATCCGCGGCATAATACTATTCCCGTCAATCACTTCCAACGCATACGGCTTTGTGCCGGCTCGATTCTTCCAGATGTACACGGTGGCAGCGTCGATGGTGTACCGCTCGCGGAAGATCATCTCCATCCATTGCGGGTACGGAATCTTCCGGTCTGGCATCTTGAAAAAGGCGTTGAGTTCCTTGATGCGCGGATCGTCTTCGGACTTCACGCCCTTGGCTGGGCTTTTCAGGATGAACTTCCACGGCAGGCTGACCAGTTCGTCGACGCGCGCGCTCAGTTCGTTCGCAATGATTCCCGATCCCCGCACGATGCCGCGCAGCATCTCGCCAAGGACGATGTGCCGGTTGACGATCTCGAGGTTGTAGCCGGTGGGATAGTCCCACTCGCGGGCGTCCACGATAGATGGGGGGCCAAAGGGCGCTACAGGCTGGTAAGGGGAAAAGCGGTTGCGCTGCTCGTCTACATCCGCGATGAAATCGGACGGAAGATCACGGTCATCAGGGCCAGGACGGTCGTTTTCAGGGTCCCGATTTGGCAGAGTAGGCCGAACGCCGCCGCGATTCCTTGCGTTCAAGAGTCCATACCGCGGATTCAGGAGCGTCATCGAACCGCCCGTAGCGTCCGGCATCTTCTGCAATGCCTTGTCGTTCAGCCGCTTGCCAAACACTGTATCGTCGTTGATCTCGGTCGGTTCATCCCACAAGGCCATGGTGTGTGCTCCCGTGGTCTAGTGTATCAATGCGGGTTCCCGAATCTGACCACACTTCGTGCATTGACGCCATT